TACAAAGAAGCGGACGATTTATTACAAGAGAATGGTGGTGATGGCATCACGAGATTCGCAGTTTTTGCACATTTGCTTAGCGCGCTACAGGCGTGCGGCAATGCTGTACGGGCTGCAGGTGATCGCGTGATGTCCAAATCACCTGATTCGTGGTATAGTTATGTCACTAACCACGTGTCAAAAATGGCTGGCAAACAAGATTTTGATGAGATACGAGATTTGGCACAACGAGCTGTCCGGTTTCAACATTTAATTGACATTTTAGTTTGCTGGTACATTTATGGGCTGGGCCTGGCTGTGATTTGCCTGTCAGGTCTATTTTTGCCTTACCTTTTCACCGCGGCACTGGTGTTTTTCGCAGTGGGCGCATGGTGCGGCGCATTAATTTATGCTCGGCACCATCGTCGCGTTCTATTGCGGAGAATGTTAGGGCCCGCTGGCAAGCTTGCCGCTCGTATTTTGATAGTTGGGTGGTTTTACTGTCAGTTCTTGCGGACTGGTTCCGACAAGAGCAAATCTGAGGACGAAGCTTTGGAGGATGCTGAGCGAGAGGCAGATCAACTTCTCTTGAGGGTTGGTGATGCTGGTTACTTGGCATTGTTCACAGAGTTAGTTGCAGGTCGGTGTGACAGGGAAATCATCTATGCTATGGGTTACTTGACTATGGGGCGAAAGCTCGCAAACAATTTTCTTGGTTTCCATGCAAGTATCGTGGATTTTGGATGTTTGATTGGTAAAGCCTTTCTACCATCTAGGTTCCGGTTGCCATGGCAGGCCCAGAAGACCAAAGTGTGGATTGACACTTGCGTGACACTGTTTTGGTATGCTCCGGCTACCTTTGCTTTCATGCGTATAGTGGGCAATAGCACTGTTGGAGAACGTTTGCGCATGTTCATTACTGGTTGTTTTGGATATGTCATTTCAGGTGACCCTAAAAGTGACAAAACACACGTTGCTCCCCTTGTTAACTCGGTGGGACCGGCACCTGCACCAGTATCTGGGGGTGGCGTCAGCTATCCCGGATCGCGATTGGTGTTCAATGCTGACGGGTCCATTAGTAACAAAAGCGATGTTGATGCTCCTCCCGGGTTTGTACGTGGGGGGGTGTTGAACGCAGAAGTCGTAGATGACAAGGATGTGACTGACCGCAGTGTCACACCTGACGTTGATGAAGATCTTGAACCTTTGGTTGATCCTCGCAGGACACCTCCTCTTAGCGATTCGGGGGATGAGGCTGATTGGAAGTTGGTCCGTGAGAGTGATAACTATGGTGATGAATTTCTGTCATTTGACGTTTCGGGTTGTGGCAAGGAACTGCCCAGTTGCTTCACAATTGACGAAACACTCGCACAGTTTCTTGCTCCCCAGTTCGTACTGTGCGGGGTGGCTATGGGTGTTTCATCGGCCTTGGCCACATTCGCTGTGGCTACAGGTACGAAAGTCTTGTGTAAAGTGGCTGAAACAGGTCAAAGTGTTTTGCGCCAGGGTTTCCGCAAAGTACGGGTACTTTTCAGAGGCGATGGGTCGTATGAGGTGAACACACCCAACACTTACGTCAATAAGTGTGCCCAAGAGGCTAAACGACGCCATGCCAAAGAAGGCAAGAAAGGCAAAAACAAAGGCCGAGCACAAGATGGTGTTAAAAGGAACCGTAAATGTTCAGGAAAAAGTCGTATTGTCAACATGAAAGATGTTGCTCATATGTATGCTGCTGAAGAGGTGGAAGTATATGACAAGTGGGACGATCAGTTCTACCGCATGACTGTATCTGAAGCAATGCAAGACTTTGACCGTTATTGTGACGATTCGGATGAGTGGGCGTGCCTATGCTTTACCAACTCTGGTGAGGAAGTGTGGGTTGAACGTGACTACTGGACTCCGGGTGGGCGCGAAGCGGTCACACCATCACAAAGCTCAAATCAAAACACCAACAACAAGCGTGTTCAATTTGCGGACGAAGCTCCTCGTGAAAGACGCGAACCACGCAAGAAAAAGGTTCTTAGTGATAGCGAAAGGGAATCTATCATGGCGCAGGAACGTGAAAGTTCACTTGGAAAAAGCTCGCTTGTTCTTGACGACTACAGCATGTGTCGCGTGTCTGGCGATGGCGGAACGGGCAATGCCCTCGTTATTGGGCCGCACGTATTGGTCATGACGCATTTTGTTATGTCTAAGTCAATGAACGAGTTTGATGCTGCTAAGTGTTGCAATTTTACATTAACTTGGAAGCAAGGAACGGAAATCCATTCAGGGGAGTTCAAGTGTACACAACTTGTGAAGACTGACAACCCTGAAATCATGCTGTTGCCAAAAGCACAAACGAAAATCAATCTACCTTCTACGAAAGTGGGAAAAATATGGGCTAATGATAGTGGTGAAAATTTCGTTGGATCTACTGTCCTAATCCATGTTGTGGATGATACGTTGAAAGTGGAATTGTCTTCAGGTGATGCTTCAGATAAAGGCGCACATAACGCTTATTCTCGACCGGGATATTGTGGTGCACCTATTATCTTTGTTGGTGATGACAAACCCAAAATTGTTGGCCTCCATCTCTGGGGTCAGCGTGGGAACGTGGCCGCAAATGGCTACACAATGTTCTCATCCAAGTTTAAATCAGAACTCGGGAAGGAGCATCCTTTTCAGTAGGGGCGGACCACTTGGAGGGTGGTCCAGTTCCTCGAGAACGTATGCCCTATCCAGCAATTTTACGAAGTTATGCCAAATATGATCTCAGATGGTTTGGAAACACGAATGTCGATTCACGCTTGCTTCCAGCGATGGATGCTAGTTTGTTGAAAGCGTGGGGCCGTGTTGGGTGTTACCCGAACATGAAAGCAAGACGCAAAGTTGATTACTGTGGTGTAGTTGAGCAACCGACGTTGTTTGATACCCCTGATTTTTCTGACAATGCAGCTTACATGAACACGGAGCCGAACTACGCAGCGGCTATTAGTGGAGTACTTAAATATGCGAAACCAGAACCTAGTTTTTCCGATGATGATGGCCGTGTGCTGTCTATGGCAATGGACTGGTTGTTTCTAGAGTTTCGCGATGCTTTTGAGAAAAGTCATATAATCACCCTTGAAGAAAGCGTTGATCATTTTGATTTGAGCACGTCTCCTGGATTCCCTTATAGTATCCAGTATCAAAACAAACGTGAATTTTTGGATGGTGGAGGCATGACAGAATTGCGCGAATTCGATAACGATTTGTTGAAGTTACCTGTGCCATGTGTCATATGGACGAGCTCCTTGAAGGAAGAGTTGAGAAAAGTTTCGAAAATTCGGGACAATAAAATTCGACAATTCACAGGGGCACCATGTTCTTTTGTGGCATCCATGAACAGGTACACACTTAGGCAAAACGAGGCATTGTACACACTCCATACAGTCACTTCATCCGCTGTCGGTATGACACCGTTTTACGGTGGGTGGGATCGGTTGTATCGGAAGTTGGCTGTGCATTTTGCCAATGGATTCGTCGGGGATTTTGTAGAGTTTGATAGTAGTCTTTTCAAGAAGTTGCTATGTGCTCAACACGAGGTACGGTGGCGTGCGATTTGTCTGACGAACGCACATCTCACGGCTGATGAATTGAGAGTCCACAAACAACGATTCTTCAAGTTGGCGAAAGAAGAGATTGAGTCGCTAATGAAGATGATTTGTGGGTTGTTGATACAGAAGTTTTTGGGAAATCCATCAGGTACCCCGAATACCACATCGAATAATACTTACGCATTGTTTATGCTGATGTGCATGTGTTGGATTGCGAATGAGTGTGGTACGTACACGCAATTCAAATTGTGGGTGCGCGCTGCATTGTACGCGACGATAACACATTCACGGTTGCATGTGAAATCGTGTCTAAGTTCAATGGGTGTGTGTTTGAGCGCTATTGCACTGGTCTTGGTTTAACTTTGCAGGTTAATCACGAACCACTTGAGGCATCGTCACTTGAGTTTTTGTCATGTGGCTTTGCGGTAAAGAATGGTGTCGCATATATGCGACCACTCAAGTTAGAGAAGTTTCGTGCAGGCCTGCTCTGCCGTGATGACGGTCGACCCTCAACTCGTTTATCGCGAGTATGTGCTTATCAGATGTTGCTGTATGGTGCATATTTTGCAGATCCGCATTGTGATGCGGCCAAGCTGTTTCGCGATTTGCGATTGGAGGAAGAGCGTTTGGTTAAGCGGTATGATCCCTTGCTCGAGGGTGATCCGAATTGGGTCGCTGCTAAGTGTCAGCGTTGTAGTGATTTCGATCTCATGAGACTGCATTTGCCAATTGAAGCGGGGACGCTCGCTTTAAAAGGAAACGATGAGTGCAACACCAAAGTCTCCTACAAAGAAGTACACATTGAAGAGCGCTCCAAAAGGACAGAAATTCGTGCAATGGAAGGGTGGCAAAGGTGGCAAGGGCAAGATTACACCACTGGAAGCTGCAGCACGTGCTCGACAAAGCGAAAGGGATAAGTTAAGAGCGAAGGTTGGATCGTTCAAGACATACAAAAATATTCAGGTCAATGAGTTGAATGTTGGGCGGCAATCATATCAGTTGTTCTCGAGTGAGTTGGCGACTGAATTTGCATTACAGGCACGGGATTCTCCTGGTTGGCAGACTCCTGTACTTGAAATAAAACGCATACAATGTTCATGTTCGTTTTCGGAACCAGTTTTCGGTTTGGTTCATTCTGTCTACTCCCATGATCAAAATGTGACGCTACCTGAGGTGAGGAAAAGCATCGAAGTTGATGGTGTTTCGCCTTGCTGCTCGAAGGCTTTGGCTGAGCGTGTGGTTATTGGATGGAATGAGAAAGAATTCAAACTTGGAGACTTGTGTCCCATGCTTGTTGTGGATATCATCGGGCCGTTTGCAGGTGAGACCTTGCAGATGATTCATGAAGTTCAGATCGAGTGGCGCATGAAGTTTTTGTAATCTCCTCTACAGGCTTGGGGCGTTAGATGTAGGTGGATAACCGAACTAACGTCTGGG